ATGTATAGATTATGGACTATAGATATTAAAGATGATTCAGATTTCTATCAAATGTATGCAAATGGTGTTCTTGCAGTATTAGGATTAAAACCTAATTATTGCATCCATGTTTTTGCATTTATTTGTATGAAAGCTGATAATAATGGATTAGTGAATATTACTGGACCTTCAAGACAAGAGTTAAAAGAACTAACAGGATTTACAGAAGCTTCTATTGTTAAAGCTTTAAAAGAACTTGATAAGAATGGTGTTATTGAGAAAAAACAAAGAGGTTGGTATGCAATAAATCCTACTTATGCTTGGAAGGGTACTCAAATTCAAAGAGCAAGATTGCTCAATGATAGTAGATGCTGTATAAAGATTGAAATATTACCTAATGAAAAAATATTAAAAGAAAATGACAAAGATGTTTGCTAAAAGAAGTGATAGGGCAAAATTAATATTACAAATTCAAAATGAATTAGTATGAAAATAGTATTTAGAGGTAAAGATATTCTTGATGGTCCTGATTGGACTAAAAAACAATATGATGAATGGATTAAAAATCCAATTACTACTTCTTTATTACATGAAATAGAAGTTTATAATAAATTTTGTGAAATAAATAAAATTGAAAACAAAATTTTTGCTGGATTTTTACCGCCAGGAGAAAGCTGGGATGGAACTGGCAAAATAATTAATGTTCCAACAGTATATTTTGCAGCTTATGGACCAGACAACATTGAAACAGTTGAATATATGCCTTATTAATTATGGAACTTAACTATTACTACATTCTAGATTTCAATAAAGGTTGCTGTGATATATTTGCAGGACCGTCTTTTGAAAGTGAGTATGATGTTGAAGATTATCTCATAGGCTTAGGATATGAGTTAGATAATATTCAATATATGATTACTGAACAATTAAGTTACAACATTGAGAATAAACCTAAGAAAATTCTTGATGAAGATGATTATCAATTTGAAGATGAGTAAACAATTAATTAATTATGAATAAGATATATGAGCTACCGACAGGGTATGGGAAGTCACTTGTAGCTCTTAAATTACTTGATTTAACAAAACCTAATCTAATAGTCATTCCAAAGTTATGTTTAATACAAAACTGGAAAGATGAAATGAAGAAATGGGGTTTTGATGATAGTAATGTTGTATTTACTACTTATATATCTTTAAAGAAACATGTGAATAAATGGTATTCTGCTATTTGCTGCGACGAAGGGCAGCATCTATCAGAGAGAGCAAGATATTATCTTGAACAAATAAAAACTGATAATAGATACTTCTTGTCAGCCACATTCACAAGAGAAATTAAAGAATATTTGTTTAACAAATACAACTGTGCTATTGAGAAAAAGACTTTAAGAGATTCTATTGACTCTGGAAGATTACCAGATCCTACAGTTTATCTTATTAGGCTTAAACTTGATGACTACTGGAAGAAATATCCTTATGAAACAATAAGCAATAAAAAGAAAATAACAATGATGCTTACACAACAAGGATATTACAACAAACTTTCAAATACTATTGAATGGTATAAGAACAAAGTAGTATATGAAGGTAAATCTAATATGAAAGCTATGTGGATGGCTAAATGTTTGCAGAGAAACAAGCAATTATCACGTTTTAAAGAACCAATAACTAAAAAGTTATTGCAGATACTTAAAAATGAACGTGTGTTGACTTTTTGCTGTGATATAAAGCAATCAAAAGAATTAGGAGATAACTTTATAACATCTGACAACAAAGATGCTTTAAAGATATTGCAAGAGTTTAATGAGGGTAAAATTGACAAAATAACAAGCTGTAATATTTTGGCTGAAGGAATATCCCTTTATAATTGTAAATATACAATCTTTAATTACATAAATTCTAGTGATCTTTTGCAAAAACAAAAATCAGGTCGCGCTCTAAGGCATTGTAAACCAGTAATTTTTATTCCTTATTATGAGAATACAAGAGAAGAAGAACTTGTAAATAAAATGCTTGAATTATATAATAAAGATTTAGTTAAGTATGTAAGTGAAAGTTATTTAGATTTAAAATTAAAACAATGAAGAAAGAAAATAAGAAAGTTAAATGGAAAATCATTGAACCTAAATATAAATTAGGTCAAATAGTGTATTCTATAAAGGATTATAATTTATTTAAAGGTGCTGTTGTAGGAATACACAAAAACACATTTAATCCAAATGAAGATAAAGTATCTTATGATTTAGTAATACTTGTTAATTCTAAAGGATATACTCGCGTTGAACATCAACAAGAAGATATAATTTTTGCAACTGAAGAAGAATTAACAAAAGAATATGCAAATATTGTTAATTATATTATGGAATCAAGTATTGCAGAGTATAGATCACAAAGAATTGGATATGATGTTTATGAACAAGAATAATTAAAACTAAAACAATGAAAGAAAAATTAAAAAGAATACCAATAGTTGTTAGATTATTACAATTATTACATCCAACATATAGCACATGTACTATATGTGGATTACCATGGTCTAATTGTGAAAGTCACACTATTCAGGTTACAAAATACAAAGGGTTTTTTCATGTTTGTCAATATTGCTGGGAGAGGAGTGATGTTCATACATTAAAACAAGCTTGTATTCCAGTATATAATATGTGGCTGAGAGAATGGGAAAGGTTTAATGTTAAACCTGATATAACTCTTCAACAAATGTATGATGCAGTTGAAAAAGATAAATTAAACAATTAAAAATAAAATAGTTATGAACGAAGAAGAAATTTTATCAACTCTTAAAGAGTTAGGTTTTAGAACAAATGAAGTAATTGCATTACTTGAACAAAACAAGATTATTTATGCTTATGAATATCTTAAAAAGATTTTTAAGCATATAGATGAAACAATTAAATCTATTGAAAAATAAATAAAACAGTTATGAATGACAAATTAAAATTTTATCGTAATACTTTAGTTCAGATAACTAAAGGATTAATTGGTTATACACCTATGCATAAACTTGCAGAAGATGCTGATAAAATCACTAAAGAAATTATTGGAAAAGTTGATGAGTATGAAAAATCATTTAACTATCAAACACAAGTAAATGAAAATCCAAAAATCAATTATTCTTTTGGTGGAGATAATTGTGTTGCAAAAGATTTTACTTGTACTGATCCTAATTTCTTCAAAAAAGGTGTTAATCCAGACTATCTTAAAACAGAGTCAATGAGAACTATTGTTGACAATGGCCCACAATATCAAGTTAATCAAAAACCTTATGGTACTTTAGGTGAACATTGGAAGGAGTTGATGATGCTGTTTGAGATTAAAGATAGGTTTGGTATTGATGTTTTAAAGAAAATAAGAGATAAGGGAGTATTGTCAGTAAAAGCTGATATGGAGACAACACATGATTTAGTAAGGCTTATTGATACTCTTGGAAATGAATTTATTAGGGACTTCATTAAAACTTGTGAGAAATGCGAGGAATAGATGATATTAAACGTAGGAAAGAGATAATTGAGAAAGGTGGAGTATTAACAATACCTTTCCCAATTCCTTCTTTTAGGGGTATTTATCCAGGGTTAGAGAGAGAACAAATAGCTATTGTGTCGAGTTATTCAAAAGGTAAACTTTTTTAATCTAAATATTTTCTATCTTAGTGTATGATGTAATAATAAATTTTATTATCTTTACAAAAAGTTTAAAAATATGAAAGCTATAACTAAAGATTTGGAAATTTGTGCTGTTTACATGATTATTAACACTAAGAATGGTAAACGTTATATTGGAAGTAGTAAAAATGTACGTATTAGAATGTGGGACCATAGAGCTGAATTAAGACATAATTATCATGCAAATTATTTACTTCAAAATGATTGGAATGAATATGGCGAAGATAGTTTTGAATATTCAATTATTGAAGTATGTAATATTGATGATAAATTTGTTAGAGAGAAGTTCTATATTGATACACTAAAACCAGAATATAACATTTGTATTGATGATGTAGTAAATCCACCACAAATGAAAGAAAGCCATAAAAAACAATCAATAACAAGAAAGGCAAGAATGGCTACTGGAGAAATTTCAGTAACTAACAATAAACCTGTATTTGTTTATTATAAAGATGGCTCTTTTGTTGGTAAATGGATATCAATTAAAGCTGCTGCAAGAGCATTAGGTATTCATTGTTCAAGCGCACATAGAGTTGTTCAAGGAATTGATACTCAAACTAATGGGTATAAATTTTTTCTTGAACCACAAGAATATGTTGCTCCATTTAACAAAAAGAAGGCTGATAATTCAAAGAAATATATTGTTACAAACATTGAAACAAATGAAGAAATTGAATTTGAAAGCTTACTTAAAATGAATGAATATTTTAATACTAGTGTTAAAGCAAGAAATTTTATATTATCAAACAAGCCATATAAAGGAAAATACATGATTAAATATAAGACTGCCGTGTCATAAAGTAATTTATGATATTATAACACCTGAATATAGTCGGAAGCTAAACACTGAAAAGTGCAAGCCAACTTGACTAGGCATAGGGGGTAAAGCTCCAGCCCAAGAGATCAGATGCAGGTGCAACCTAATAAAAGGCTGAAGACATGATCCAGACCACAAACAATAATAAATTGGCTATGAAAATAGTAGTTGGTAAGAGTAAAACTCAATTTTCTTCATGGGCATTTCTATATAACTCAATAGATTTCTGCATAAGGCATGATATTGAGTTTAATGTGTTCTATTGCAATTGGGAAGAGTCTATTGAAAGAGTTGAACAAAGGTTTATTTCTTACTTGTTATGGAAATATTACAAGTTGAGAATATCTCCTTCAAGATTAAGAAGTTCTGGAAACAGACCTATTTCCAATGATATTCTTGATAAGATTAATTCTGATAATGTGCAAAAAGAATTAAACTATTGGCATAATCATGTAACCTATATTACTGAAACTAATCCTACTGCTATTTGGAAAACAGTTAAATCATTCTTATGTGAACATGGTAAAGAAGAAAGAGAAAAGTATAATGTTAAATATACTATCAAGAATGATATAACTGGTGAAGAAGAAGTAAAGGAAGAGATGAGAGAGAAGGTTGTAGGTTATATTGAGGATAATCCTAATTCTCTAAATTTTATATTCATTGATCATATTTCTTGTTGTACTACTGAAAGGGGATTTACTTTAAAGCAGTCTATTGACAAGATTGTTGATTATTGTGTAGGATTTAGAAATACTTATAAGGTAAGTACATTGATTATTCAACAGCAGAATACACAAGGAGAATCTGCACAGAATATTAAAATCAATAAGATTAGACCATCTAAAGAAGGGTTGGCTGATTCAACTTATACTGGTAATTATTGTAATATCTTATTTGGATTGTTTTCACCAATAAAATATGACATAGATGTTTATCCTTCTTCTGGTTCTGGCTATCCTATTAAGAATGGTTTTAAAGATAATATTAGATTTTTAGAATGTGTGCTTAATAGAGATGGTGCTGCTTCTGCTGGTGAATTATTACCTTTATTCTTTGATGGCAAGGTTTGTTGGTATCATGAAATGCCAACACAATTAACTCTTGATAATGATGAATTGAGAAAGAAATGGCTTAGTCTTGCAAAGAAGTATGATAGCGAGAAGAAGGATAAATCTCTTATTAATCCTAAAGAAGAACAATTAGATTTAGATTTTATTAAAGGAATATTAGAATGAAAATAAAAATAAAATTTGACGAATTATTTAAGTACACAAATCTAATATTTTTAAAAGCTCATATTAAAAATAAGTTAGCTTTTTTCTTAATTGATACTGGTTGTTCTTTTAGTACAATCAATGAAGATTACGTAAAAAATGTTTTAAACTTTGATATTCAAGAAAATGAGATTAATGATATTACATCATTTAATAAGATTTATAAAATAAATTCAACAATAAAAATTGAAGAAATGTCTTTTGTTAAAAACAAAATGATATTAGATGTTAATTTTAAAATTGCTGACTTGACTGAATTATTAAATGATTTTCGTAATTCTCTTGGATTAAATATAAGCGGAATATTAGGCGGTGATTTTCTTGATAAAAATAATATTGTAATTAATTATAAAGATAAAACTATTGAATATGAAAATAACAATTGATACAAATGTTGTAAAAAGTAAAGGATTAAATCTTTATGATTTCTTTATTTTATATTCTGCTAAAGAATTATCTAAAACTTCAAAAAATTGTCAAGATTCAATATCATTTTTAAAGGACAATAGTTTGTTGTTGTCTGATAAAATTGCATCTCAACAAGGTATTAAACTTATTGATGAGATTCTTAATGAATCATCTGTTAATGTTCAAAGAGATTATGAATCTCTTGCAAATAATCTTCAATCATTATGGCCAGCAGGAAATAAAGATGGCAAATATAGATGGAGGTCAAATAAAACAGATGTAATAAAGAAGCTTGAAAAATTCTTTAGAGTATATGGTAATTCATATACAAATGAGCAAGTTATAGATGCTGCAAAAAAATATGTAGCACCATTTGATAATTCTTGTGATAGAAAATATCAAAAAGTGCTTAAATATTTCATCTTTAAAGAAGATGGTAAAGGTTCTTTATTAGCTGATAATCTTGAAGCAGTAATAAATGATGAAGATGATTATAATGACACATCATTTAGTGAAACTTTATTTTGATTAAAGAACAAGGAGTTAATCAGAAATGGTTGACTCCTTTTTCTTATATTTGCCTGTAATTTTAAATTTTGTTACTATGAGTTGCATTGTTAAAAGTTTTTCTAAAAAAGTACAAGAGAAACATAACTTATCTCCTTATTTCGCTGAATTTTTCTTTCAATTATATAATATCAAGTATGGCGAAAATTCTGAATTTGATGAAAACAAGTTTGATGAATTAGTCAACTCATATAAAAATAGGGATTCATTCATTGTTGATGATAATGGATTATATGATACATTGAACAACTATATCAATGAACAAACAGATAATGGTTATATTGAATATGATAGAGTAACAGCAAGTGTAAAAAATCACATTAAAAAACTTGAAGATTCTTTTGGTAAAGAGAATGTATTTGCATGGACAGATAAAAATGGTAAGGTCCATATAAAACTGAACGAACCTTCTCTTAATGGTTACACTCAAGAAATGCTTGACATAAAAGAAAAAGCATTAAAAGATGGTACTTTTATGAAAGCACCTAATGGAAAACCTACAAACTTAAACGAAAAGCAATGGTTACAAGTTAGAACTAAAGCGTTTAAAGAGTGGTTTGGTGATTGGGAAAATGATGCTAAAAATGCTTCTAAAGTAGTTGATGAAAATGGTGAGCCTTTAGTGGTGTATCATGGAACAACAAACAATTTTAATATATTTAATAAACACAAAAATGGTATATATTTTACATCAGATGAACAATATGCCGAAGATATTGCTTTAAACCGAAATAAATTTAATGAAAATTATTTTGTTGTTAGCTGCTTTTTAAATATTAGAAATCCATTAACAATTAATGATGTAAAAGATATAGAAGAATCATACAATTTTACTAATTATGCTAATACATCACTGGTATTTGGTTATAGAAATATGGAAATTGCTCAAAAAAATGGAATTATTAACAAGCATGATGGTGCTATAGGACAAGATATACCTGAAGGTTTTTCCATAATTGAA